CCAGTCTATCACCCACGGCTATCAGCGCAATACTCATTAACAACACAGCCCATAGCGATGTGTTCATAACACCACTACATAACGTGCCCTCACACTTAAATTTGACCACTCCATCAACACAATAAGACACAAACCTGACGTTAAGTTGCTTTTCCAGCAACTTGCGCAATTTATCTTTATGGTTTTTGGTGGTCAACATCCAACAGCAGAAATCAATAAACGCCTTGTGTGCATCAACACTAACACACAACTCGAACTTCTTGATGTCGCAGCTCAACATAGCCACTCGACCAAACCTACTTTTCAACCTTGTAAGCTTGTCATGGGCCACACTGGCAATTTGAAACGAATCCATTCCTTTGCTAACTGAGGGACCCCCCATCACGTCACCAATCAACGAATAAATTATTTTCTCCAACGGCTTAATATATACACCCAGCGCTAAATTATACTCCATGGCCATCGGCCTAATTAGCCTGGGCAGCGGGTAAAACCACTTCCCACCTTGCAACTTCATCGCCTGTTTTTCCTTCTTGATGAACAAACGCACCACAGTGTGTTTTGGCAGCAGACCATTCCTCTCAAGCTCGATTAACGCCCTACCGTACGCGTCGCGTTTTCCACTAGGTAACGACGCAATAAATTGGTCATATTCCATAGGGGATAACATCATGCGACGTTTCCTTCGAGCTCTTAGCTTAAACGCTTTAGTCACTTCTGCCCATGATCCTTCCTGAGGCTTGGGGGGCTGTTGCCATGTCCCGTCTGGTCCCGCGATCAGCTCGAAACGTCCCCTCAATCCTGCCATCAGGTTGTCCACAGTGGGTGTAAACACCACTCTCTCCGCGTCCCCTCCCAGATTGGTCAAGTCTGTTAGAACGACGCTCCTCGGCCGCCCAAGCTTCTTTGTGCTGGTGAGTCCATTGAGTGTATTAGGAATTTCTCCATAACCCGGTAATGCAAACGGGTCCATACCACAACACTCAACACCAACACTGAAGCTCGGGCGGCCCTAAACACTCACCTTCCCACCAACCCCCTTTGCCGCAGCCTTCCTCAAGGCCACGGCACTGGAATTGGTGAGATCACGCACAGCAATGACCTGGGTGGAAGGCAAGTTCACCACGAGTACGAATTCATCGAGATGGCTAGCTATGTCAACGACACGCCAACCCAACTCAACCAACTTCTCACTCAAGTAATGTCTGATTGCCAAATTCCTAGGCCCTACAAGCTCCTCTAAGAGGCCGTCAACGTAAGGAAACTTAATCCTAGCCGCTGCCACAGCCTCATGGGACGAATAGTTGATGCGCTTGTGTGGTTTGTGTTTCTTAACCACGACCCGCGGTTCTGGTTCGGCAGCGGCCAGATCCCACACCTCGGTAGGTGTGAATCCGCCAACTCCGAGATCCGCTACAATTGTGGACGACGACATGGCTTCTCGCTCTTCATAAGGCCTTAGAGAAGACCCAGTGAGCACCGTATCGCCAAGAGTGGCTACATGGTTTTCGTCAAACGACTCTAACCTGCGCTCGAAAGCGGCCTGGAATTCAACACTAAGGAACTCAACAGGCCGCATCCCGAACACACGAAACAGTAACCGCGGTGTAACTATTGTGTAATTTCCCACCAGCGGTGCCGGATTAAATTCCAGGCACACACTGCGGTACTTCGCAATCTCCTCCTCGCGTTTCGTTATGACACTAAGTGACGGTTGGTTTTGCACGGCCGGCCTATACACAATGAATGCTTTCAGCTTGCGCCACCGTGCCCCCAACGTCTCCGGGGTGGGAATGAAGCTCCCACCCCTTCCACTAACAAAATCTGCCCTTTTGCTAGCAATCACCTCCTCGAACCGTT